CCTTATATTTTCCCCGGGGGGTCTTTTTTGGCCTTTCGTGCCATTTTCCACCTCGATTAAGTATAAGCAAAGTGTGCCAAAACTCATAAGAAAGGAGGCAACACTATGCCAAATGTCCTATGTTTGGAGAACAAACTATCTCATTATGGAGTTCGTGGAATGCACTGGGGTGTTCGGAAGGATAAGAAGCAAACAGGATTTAAGGTTCGGTCTGGGCGCCTAAACACTTTTGGCTCAAAAGGCCACAATATTTTGTATGTTGCTGGAATTTCTGGTTCTGGTAAGTCAACGTTGGCTTTAAATCTAGCAGACAAACTGAACGCTGAACCGATTCATTTGGATTGGCTCTACGATGGTCGGTCAAAGAAGCAAACTCCATTCTCCAAATTTCTAAAGGACAAAGGTGTTGACCTCAACAATGTTCACAAGGATGGCAAGTTAAACTACGAGGAGAGCGACAAAATCTTTCCTCTTCTCAAAGAATATTCTAAGAATCGGAAACTAATTGTTGAAGGCGTTCAACTTCTAGACGAAACAATGAGCACAAGTATTAAAGTAATGCTAGCAAGTGAGCCAGTTATTAGTATACAGACTAACGCCAAGATTGCTTTCAATCGAGCAGCGGCGAGAGATGCCGCTACAACAGCAAAGTATTCCGATTTTTTAAAAGCGCAAAAGATGAAAGACATTTTTGACAATAAGATTCTACTCGGTATTGGCGAAGCGTATGTAGATTCCTTGTTAGATGTTGAACGGTTGAAAGGAGGTTAAACCATGGCTAAATACTCTCGACCCGAACGAGAACAGGAACGAAAGTATCCTCCAGCCACCACGCCAGAAGGCGAAGAGAAACAATTAGTTTCTATAGCCATGGATTTAGCAAAGAAACGAATGCTTGCAGGAACCGCAAGCGCTCAAGAAGTTGTGCACTTCCTAAAACTTGGATCTTCGAGCGCTAAAGTTGAACGAACCATTCTCGAAAAGCAATCTGAACTTCTCACAGCAAAGACAGAATCGATCCGCGCTGCTAAACGAGTCGACGAACTTTACGCGGAAGCCATCGCTGCTATGAGAACATATGCTGGCGACATGAGTAGAGATGAAGATGAGGACTAGAACATATTCTGAACTTCTAACCTTACGAACCTTCGAAGAGCGTTTCGAGTATCTATCCTTTCGAGGTTCTATCGGCGTCGCAACGTTCGGCTTCGACCGATATTTAAACCAAGACTTCTACAACTCTCGAGTTTGGCGCTCTCTTCGAGACAAGATCATAGTGCGCGATAACGCATGCGATCTTGCCCTTCCGAACCACGAGATATTTAACTCAATTCGAATTCATCACATGAATCCGATTACTGTCGAAGAAGTAGAGGAAGGTAATCCAGCGATTCTTAATCCAGAGTTCTTGATATGCACCTCTCTCGATACTCATAACATGATCCATTTCGGAGCTTCTAAAAATAATCTAGTTCGTTTTCCCGTAGAAAGAAGAAAGGGGGATACTAAACTGTGGTAATACAACACCATGGCGTCCTCGGGATGCACTGGGGTGTGCAAAGATCTAAAGTTTCAGGATATTCTAAAGATCCAAAATACTCAGAGCTTCGCGACTCTCTTTCCAAGGGAAGTATTGTGTATCGAGTATCTTCTACAAAACGGGAGATCGATAGTGGACGAACGTTTATATTTTCAAACAAGACAGACGCTGAGAATTTAGGAAAGAAAATCAAGGAATTAGATCCAAGGAGTAAAACGTTTCTATTATCTATGAAAGTTAAGAAAGATCTTATAGGTCCTTCTGAAAAAGAAAGAGTCGACACCTTTCTAGAAGAATACAAAGACATGGCCGTAAGAAATTTAGTCGCCGTCACAAGGGAATCGGCAAAGAGTCAAGGAATTGACACAACCGACAAAGACGGAGATGAGACATTAAGTAATTACCGAGCGTACACAATTGCGATAGCAAAGAATAGATCTGGATATGGCAGCTATGTAAATCAAATCGATTTAGAAAAGAACAAATTTGATATGAGAAGAGATGATTACATGAGAGGGTCTACCAGGTTCTCCCGGAACGACAAAACTCCAGTTGAAAGTTTAGACTCCGCATATTTAATCTTCTCTAGAAGCGCAGCATTAGAAACAATTAGTGCAGAGAAGATCAAGAGGCAAAAGAAAGTGAAGCACGGCCAGACTGACTCCGATGATCTATATGCAGGCGGGGCTTTCTTCAATCGACGTCCAGACTAAAAGAAAGGAGGATTAATTCGTGGTAGATAGCATTCTTCTATCTATAAAGAAGATGCTTGGTATCGACGCCAACGATACAAGCTTTGACCAAGAACTCATAATGCACATTAATGGCGCATTGATGGTTATGACACAACTCGGCGTTGGGCTATCGGAAGGGTTCTCGATTACTTCTGAAGACAACACCTGGTCAGAACTTCTCGGAACTCGTACAGACCTGAATGCTGTGTTCACTGATGTCTATCTCCGGGTTCGGCTTATCTTCGATCCTCCAACAAATGGATTTCTAGTAACTTCCATAGATAAACAAATTGCAGAGTATGATTGGCGGATTGAGGCATGGCATATTCCTCAGTCGGAGGTATAAAATGCATCTATCAAACACGGCTACTCCGCGGTACTATGGACAGTTCCGGGACGCCGTATTGAGAGGCGAAATACCTGTCTGTAGTGAGATCTCTATGCAAATGAATAGGATCGACGAGAGGATTCGAAACCCAAAATTCTATTACGACGAAGATGCCATTAATGGTTGGGTTCTCTTCTGTGAAAATGAACTGACTTTGACCGATGGTTCAGATCTTCATCTCTTAGATTCGTTCAAACTATGGGCAGAAGACGTCTTTGGTTGGTATTACTTTACAGAACGTTCTGTTTTCATCCCGGGAAAACAAGGCAACTCTGGTCACTATGAACGACAGATGGTTAAGAAGCGATTAACGAGCAAACAATATTTAATCGTTGCTCGTGGCGGCGCTAAGTCAATGTATGGCTCGACCATACAAGACTTCTTTCTTAACGTCGATACCTCTACAACTCATCAGATTACTACTGCTCCGACAATGAAGCAGGCCGACGAAGTTATGTCTCCAATACGAACAGCCATCACGCGCGCGAGAGGGCCTTTGTTCCGGTTTCTTACAGAAGGATCAATTCAAAATACGACCGGAAATAGAGCCAATCGTATGAAGCTCGTACCAACTAAGAAGGGGATAGAAAACTTCCTTACTGGCTCGCTGCTTGAAGTAAGACCGATGACTGTCGACAAGCTTCAAGGTCTTCGACCAAAGATTTCAACTGTTGACGAATGGCTTTCTGGTGATATTCGGGAAGATGTCGTAGGCGCAATTGAGCAGGGTGCATCCAAAATGGATGACTACCTAATCGTTGCCATGAGTTCGGAAGGTACCGTCCGGAATAGTTCGGGTGATACTATTAAAATAGAACTTATGGATATTCTTCGAGGTGAGTATCAGGCCGACCATGTTTCGATTTGGTATTACAGATTAGATAGTATCGATGAAGTAGCAAATCCTGACATGTGGCCCAAAGCTCAACCTAATATCGGTAAGACCATATCATATGAGACATATCAGCTCGATGTAGAGCGCGCGGAGAAAGCACCATCAACCCGAAATGATATTCTCGCAAAGCGTTTCGGGATACCAATGGAGGGTTATACATATTTCTTTACGTATGAAGAAACAGAGCTTCATCGTAGACAGACCTTCTGGAAATGTGTATGTGCAATGGGTATCGACCTCTCTCAGGGCGATGACTTCTGTGCATTTACATTTCTATTCCCGCTTAGTCGTGGTGCCTTTGGTATTAAGACGCGCTGTTATATTTCAAGTCTGACATTGTTGAAACTTCCAGGAGCTCTTCGTATAAAATACGATGACTTTATCAATGAAGGTTCTCTTATGGTTCTTGACGGAGCAGTATTAGACATGATGACCGTCTATGACGACCTTGAAAGTTATATTTCCGACAAAAGTTATGATGTTCGTTGTATTGGTTTCGACCCATATAATGCACAGGAGTTCATAGCTCGTTGGCAAAAAGAAAATGGAATGAATGCGATCGAAAAAGTCATCCAAGGTGCCAAGACCGAGTCGGTTCCGCTTGGCGAATTAAAGAAACTTTCTGAAGAACGTCTACTTCTATTCGACCAAGAGTTGTTTCGCTTCACAATGGGTAACTGTGTTACCATTGAGGACACTAATGGCAATAGAAAACTTCTGAAGAAGCATCGCGAAGAAAAGATTGACTCAGTCTCCGCATTACTCGATGCTTATATCTCCTATAAGCTGAATAAGGATGAATTTGAATGAAATCAGGAAGGAGGACCGTGAATGGCGAACCGAGTTGTCAAACTATCTGAATTTAAACATTACAATGAAGAATCCTACGCATATCCTATGTCATTATCTAAGGTGGTAGAGGTCGATAAGACTAAGAGCATCTCTGAGATGACCTTTGATGAGTTGAGAATGTTGATAAATCGTCTTCGAGACGAACGAGAAGCCGAGGATGTCATCCGTTCTCTACGTCGATCCGCGGGGTT